GTGCAAGGCTCGTGCCAGCAAAAACCGTTGTGTTTCTGTGCTGGCTGGATGGGCCCATTTACGCGACCGTCGCAAAAAGTTATCGTCCTGTGCCAGCTGGCGTGCGTTGTAGCAAGATTTACTATGACATTTTTGTCATGGTGGTACGCAAAAGTTTCAGCATAACATGGGTGAAGGCAGCTTGCGGTGGTCAGCACGCACACGGGTGAGGCGATACCTTCGTGCAGCTTCGCAAGCGCTGGTGGCAGGCCACCGACCTAGACCTCTCGACGTCCATCTTTGACGTGGTTCGTTCGTTGATGGACTCGGACTCGGACCGGGCGTTGGCTCACGAGCGCCAGCTTGAGCATTACCTGAACTACAGCTTGGCCTCGGCCGCCACGCCTGAGGCGATGGAGAAGCGCCCGGGCTTCAGCCGCAAGGCCTACAACCTGACCCGCAGCACGGTTGAGACCAGCGTGATCAAGGTGGCCAAGACCAATCCTCGCCCCGCCTTCCTGACCGTGGCTGGGGACTGGAGCAAGAAGCGAGAAGCACAAAAGCTCGAGCGGTTCGCCTCGGGCCAGTACCGGCGGCTTCAGCTTCACCAGAAGGGCTGGCAGCTGGCCACGGACGCAGCCTTGCACGGCACGGGAGTTTGGCACTTCTACCGTGAGGGCGGGGTTATCCGCTGTGAGCGCGTCATCCCAACCGAGCTTCTGGTGGACCAGACGGAGGCCACCTACCAGGCTCCACGCAGCCTGTTCCGGTCCAAGCTCGTGGACCGGGAGGTGCTGAAGGCAGGCTGGCCTGACCGTGTTGCGGTCATCGAGGCAGCTCCTAACTTCTCCATGTCTGAGTCTCCTCCCGCCGTCCAGTCTTGGCTTAGTCCCTACGAGCAGGACGAGGGCGGAAGCGAGGTTTCTGACCTGGTCCAGGTGATTGAGGCTTGGCACCTGCCTAGCGGCGGTGGCGTTGATGATGGCAGGCACGTGGTGACGCTGGAGAACGACGTCCTCACCGCCGAGGAAGAGCAAGGCTGGAGCAGGGATAACTTCCCGTTCGTCTTCCTGTACTGGTCCCCCCCGCCTATTGGCTTCTGGGGGGATGGCGTGGCCAGCAAGGTCATCGAGCTTGACCGTTGGATGAACCACATGCTTGCTCGGGCCAGGGACAACGCCCGCCGTGCCTCGGTTCCGATTACCTTCGTGGAGCAGGGGGGCATCACCAACATCGAGGAGAAGCTGACCAACAAGCCGATGACCATCGTGGAGTACCGGAAGGGCCTGAGCCAGCTTCCCCAGACCGTCATCCCACAGGTGGTGGGCGCCGAGCTGATGCAGCTGGTCCAGCAGGCCATCGAGCACGGCTACGAGGTCACGGGCAACAGCCAGCTGACGGCCACGGCCAAGAAGCCTCCTGGGCTGGACGCCAAGGTGGCCCTCCGTGAGTTCAACGACATCGAGACCGAGCGCTTTCTGCCCCAGGCGAAGGCTTATGAGCAGGCCGTCGCGATTGACGCGGCCGAGCAGATTCTCTTGCTTGCCAAGGAGATAGCCGAGGACGACACGCTGGACGAGTCTGAGAAGGACGCCCTGACCTCTCGTGCCATCGACGGCCGCAGCGTGATTGACATCCGCTGGCGGGACATCGACCTGGAGCAGGACAGCTACGTGCTGCAGGTCTACCCCAGCTCCAGCCTGCCTGAGCACCCTGCCGCCAAGCGGGCGGAGATTGAGGAGACGATGCAGGCTGGCTTGCTCACCGCCGAGGAGGGCCGGGAGCTGATGGACTTCCCTGACATAGAGGGCTTCAACGACCGCAAGCTGGCGGCTCAGCGCCTGACCGACAAGATCATCGAGGTGATCCTGGAGGAGGACCGGCTGATTCTGCCCGAGGTTTACTTTCCTGTGTCGATGGCGATGCCCAGGGTGACCTTAGCCTACATGCAGGCGGTGACGGACGAGGTGCCGGAGAAGAAGCTCCAGCTCTTCCGGGACTGGCTCGCCGCGGCGGAGGCGGTCCTGGCCAAGCAGCAGCCTCCACCACCCCCCATGGCTGGGCCAGGCCCAGCGCCTGCGCCTGGGATGGAGCCCACCGCAGCCTTGCCCCCTGGCCTTCCTCCTGAGGCTCTTGCCGCGATGGCGGGCCCGCAGCCGATGCTTTAGCTTGTCCTGCTCTTGAGCACCGAACGTAGGCACACAGCCTCAAGGAGGCGCACGCATGAGCGACAACGACGTCCAGGACGTGGACGAACTTCCGATCTCAACCGACCCGCTGATTGCCGCCGCGCTGCAGGAGGCTGGCGCCGACCCCTGGCTGGACTCTGCTGAGGTCCAGGCTGCTCTGGTCCCTGAGGGGGCCGTGCCGGCTTCCGAGGAGGCCCAAGCTCCTGAGGCTGTAGAGGAGCCTGCGGAGGCCTCACCAGAGCCTGCCGAGCCTGGTGCCGACGTGGAGGGGGCAGCCAAGGAGCTGACCAAGGACCTGGAGAAGCCAGAGGGCGAGGCCTCTCCTGAGCCAGTCCCAAAGGCCAAGGACGACTTTGACAAGAGGTTTGAGGCCCTGGCCAGGCAGGACCAGGAGGTTCGCCAGGCGAGGGAGCAGCTGAAGTCCGAGAAGAAGGCCATGGTCGAGCAGCTCAGGGAGGAGCTGGCCGTCGAGTTCCAGGCTCGTCAGGCTGACCTTGACAGGCGCCTGGCTGAGGACCCGATGGCGGCCCTGCGGGAGAAGGGCTGGTCCCTGGAGTCGCTGACCGCCAAGGCCCTGGACTCCAGGGGGCCTGTCCCGCCTGAGGTGCACCAGGCCAAGCTGGCCAAGCGGCTGGAGGTCGTCGAGGCCGAGCTGACGAAGGAACGCCAGCAACGGATGGACGCCCAGGCTGAGGCCCAGCGTGAGGTCGCGGAGGGCAAGCTGCTGGGTGGAGCCAAGGAAGCCTTGAAGGATGACGACAAGTACTTGTTATTGAACACCTTCTTGGAGAATCCAGCCCAGGCGGTCTATGACCACATAGTCTACACGCACAAGGTTGAGAAGCGGGTGCTGCAGCCTGCCGAGGCTGCGGACCGGTTAGAGAGCTACTGGCGAGAACGCCTGGCCCACGCGCAGACTGACAAGCTCCAGCTCCTGCTCTCACCTACAACGCAGCCCGACGCGACTAAGCAAAGCGCATCGACCAAGCCAGCAAAGGCAGCGAAGACCCTAAAAAACAGCATGTCAACAGGAGCGGAATCGCTCTCTGAGGATGAGCTGGCTGACATGGACGATGACCGGCTTCTGAAGCTGGCACTGCGTAAGCTACGGTAAAAGCCTCTGTAGCTTGCTTGGAGAAGACGAATGGCACTCGCAGACGTTGGCGCAAGTGGCAACTTCAATGATGCACTGCGCGTTCTTTATCCAATCAAAAAGATTCTGGCGATGGCGTACAACGATTGTCCCCTGCTGGGGATGATCCCGAAGCGCACGGACTTCAGCGGCAAGCAGCTCGACGTTCCTGTCTGGTACGGGAACCCCCAGGGCATCAGCGCCACCTACGCCTCCGCCGCAACCGGGAAGAGCTCTGGTAAGGTTGACGCCTTCAACCTGACCCGGGTGAACAAGTACGGGCTGACCTCGGTTCAGGGCGAGACCCTGGACGCCAGCACCCAGCAGGGTGCCATCGGCAGCCTGACCGCGATGAAGATGACCATTGACGGCACGCTTCACTCGCTGACTAACTCCCTCTGCCAGGACCTCTACGGCGCTGGCGGCGGGGCCCTGGGCACGGTGGGGTCCCTCTCGACCGTCAGCCTTACCCTGGGCAACGTCGAGGACGTGGTCAACTTTGAGACCGACATGTACGTCTCGGCCTCGGCTGGGGACGGCACGGCCACCACGCACACCCTGCGCGACTCGAGCGCGACCGTGGCGGTCACCGCGGTGAACCGTAACACGGGCGTGCTGACGGCTGGCGCCAACTGGACGGCTGGCATCTCTGGCATCACCACGGGCGACTACCTCTTCCGCGCTGGAGACTTCCAGAGCGTGATCAGCGGCCTCCGTGCGTGGGTTCCGGACTCTGACCCTGGCTCGACCGCCTTCTTCGGCGTGAACCGTTCCACGGACGTCGTCCGGCTTGGCGGGGTGCGCTACACTGGCACCAGCGACGGCTCCATCGAGGAGGCCCTGCAGAAGGGGCTCACCAGGCTGGCCCGTGAGGGCGCGATGAGGCGCGGAGGCAAGATCTCCGTCTTCATGAACACCGCCGATCGGCATGCGCTCAGCCGAAGCCTTGGGAGCAAGGCCATCTACGAGAAGACGGCTCCCAACGGGCTGGCAGGCAGGATTGGCTACGCCACCTTGACCTTGCACGACTTCAACGTGCCCGTTGAGGTCTACGCAGACCCGTTCGCGCCGGTTGGCAGGGCGCTGGCTCTGCTCCTTCCGAGCTGGTCCTTGGCTACCCTGGGCCCAGCGCCGAAGATTCTTGCCAAGGACGGACTCCGCATCCTCAGGGAGACGGACGACGACGCCTACGAGTTCCGCTGTGGCTACAGAGGGAACCTGCTGACCCACGCACCTGGCTATAACCTCAACATGACCTTGCCCACTAGCTAAGACACTAGCTTAGGCCCCGCCCGGGTTCCGGCTCGGGCGGACACGCCTTTCTAGCAAGGAGCACGAAGAAAATGGCACTACGCAGAATGTTTCAGCCACGGACTGTGCAGCGCGAGCTGGTGGTTGTGCCCGGGAGCTTTGCTCCGAACGGGTCCAGCGCCATCGTTGCCGCAAACAACGTGGGCAAGGGCTGGAGCGTCGCTCGGTCAGGGGTGGGGACCTACACCGTCACCTTTGAAGACGCCTACCCGGCCCTCCAGAGCTTTGCCTGCAGCCTCCAGAAGGCCACGCCTGACGGGGGTGTGCTGCAGGCAAGTACCTACAGCTCGTCCAACAAGACGATGGTGATGAAGCACCTGACCACGGACGACACCGACGCGGTCACCCAGACCATCAGCTGGCAGAAGGACGCTGACGACGTGGTCGGGGAGCAACGAACGATCTCCTACGCGCTGGACGCGGACGAGGCAGCTGGCCTGACCGGGGCTAACGCCCTGACTGAGGTCGACATCGGCACGCTGCAGCTTGCTGGCACGGTCAAGGCGGTGAAGTTCACCCCCTCGGCGGCGCTGACGGCGCACGACACAAACTACGCCACGCTGATCGTGGCCAGGTACGACGCCTCGGGCGGGAGCAAGACCACCGTGGCCACGATCACCACCGAGACCGGCGGGTCTGGCGACTGGACCGCCTTCGACGCCATGCCGATAACCCTGGCTGGAGGTGCGGCCTCCACTCTCACGGCGGACTTCTCCCTCAGCTTTGAGATCACCAAGGCTGCAGGAGGCGTCGCCATCCCGTCAGGAACGCTGACCGTTGAGTACGACGCCAACGTCACCGCAGCCGGCGTGGCCACGGCGGAGACGGCGATCGGGCGGGCCCAGGTGGCCAGCACGGTCTCGGCCGTGCACTACGTGCCGACCGACGCCCTGACGGCTCACGACACCAACTACGCCACCCTGACGCTTTACCAGAGGGCAGCAGGAGGCGGCAGCCAGACCAAGGTTGCGGAGGCGCTGACCACGACCGGAGACACCGGGAACTGGACGGCCTTCGCCCCCGTCGCGCTGACGCTTGAGGCATCTCCCGCCGACAGCCTTGACGCAGGCCAGCCGCTGACGGTGGCCATCGCCAAGGCCGCAGCGGGCGTGGTCGTGCCTGACGGCACGCTGGTCGTGACCTTCGCCAACACGGCGGTCGCGGCGGCGGCGGCGGACATCGCGGCTAACGCCAACAACCGGGTCAACTTCGTGGCGGTCTTCCGCAACACGTCGCTGACGAGGTAGCTTCACCGGCCCGGGCATGCCCAGGCCTCGCCCGGGTCCGGCTGTCGGCCGGGTCCGGGCTATTTTTTGCTCTTCTGGGGTAACCACGATAACAAGGCTATAATCTTACGGATTGGGCATTCTGTACACCTAGGCTGTATAAAATGCCTGTTTTTTACCGATCGGCAACAAGGCATGTCAACCAGCGTCACCCTGACCAACCTGCAGGCTCGAGCCAGGCAACGCGCCGACAAGGAGAACTCAACCTTTGTGGGGGACACGGAGCTGACCTCCTACCTCAACCACTCCATCCGCAAGGTGCACGCTGAGGTCTGCAAGGGGCCAGGCAGGGACCACCACGCGACCTCCGCGACCTGGTCCACGACGGCCAGCACGGCCAGCTACAGCTTTGACACGGTGACCGGCGGGGGAGGCTCGGACGACGTCTACCAGGTCCTTGGCGTCGAGGCCAAGCTGGGAGGCTTGACGGTCTACGTTCCGCTTGACAGGTTCCACTGGCGCAACCGCAACCGGGATTCGACCTGGGGAGGCTGGGTACGCCCTCGGTACGCGGTGGTTGGCCGCACCATCCGCTTCAGCCCTGTTCCCGACGCCGCCACCGACATGCAAACCTGGTACATAACCCACCCAACGCCTCTGTCCGGCGGGAGCGACACCTACAGCTCGGTGATGGGCTGGGACGAGTACGTGGAGCTTGACGCGGCCATGCAGATCCTGGCCAAGGAGGAGTCTGACCTGTCGGCGATGATGCTCCTCAGGGACGAGGCCCTCCGGCGTGTGCTGGCCAACGCGGAGGTGGACACCTCCACCCCGCTGCAGTGGAGGGACGCCGAGACCGAGCAGGACCTGGACCTGTGGTGGTAGCATGCCGGTGAGAATCCCAGACAAGGTTCAGCACGCCACGGACCAGACGG